ACAAGTGCAGGCGGCAGTAATATTGCAACAACACAGTATGTTGTTGACAGTATTGGAAATATTAGCGGAAGCTCAATAGTAAATGGTTCAAGTAATGTTGCTATTGCTACAACTGGCGGCAACATTACTAGTAGTGTTGCTGGTACACTAGTTTCAACAACCGCTACAACTGGTATTGAAATTACTGGTACTGTAGTTGCAACTGGAAACGTGAGTGGTGGAAATATTGTTGCTACAAGCGATGTAACAGCCGCTACAGTTACATCAACTGGTGCAATTAATACTGGAACTGTTATTATTGCAACAGGTAACATTGATGGTGGTAACTTAAACACAGGTGGCGCAGTTGTTGCAACCGGTGATGTTACTGCAAATGCATTTATTGGTGATGGTAGTCAAATTACAGGATTACCAGCGTCTTATGGTAACACTGAAGTTCAAGCATTTTTGCCAACTTATACAGGTAATTTAATAAGTTTAACTGGAGATGTTACAACTACCGCTAATTTAAGTGCCACAAACTTAACTGGAACACTCAGTACAGCAAGTCAAACAAACATTACAGCCGTTGGTGCATTAGTTACTGGTAGTATTGCTAGTGGATTTGGTACTATTAATATTGGTGCTAACAATCTAACAGTTGGGAATATTATAGCAGGGGCAGGCAACGCCGCAGCAAATATTGGTAGTACTAGCGATCAATTTAACACAGTACATGCACTTGCAACCAGTGCACAGTATGCTGACTTAGCAGAGATATACAGCGCAGACGCAGAATATGAACCTGGTACAGTAGTACGAATTGGTGGCGAAGCAGAAATTACACAAACTACAGATCATGCTGACACAGAAGTATTTGGTGTTATATCAACACAACCAGCTTACTTAATGAACAATATTGCAGTAGGTATACCAGTAGCATTGCAAGGCCGAGTTCCATGCAAAGTAGTTGGACGAGTTCGCAAAGGAGAAAGACTTGTGAGCAGTGATGTTCCTGGTGTTGCCTGGGCACAAGGCGAATATGATTATGACGCTAGAGCTATAATTGGCAGAGCACTTACTGATAAAACTGACGGTGACGAAGGCTTAATTGAAATAACAGTTGGAACAAAATGACTTTAGGAAATTTTCGTAAAGATTATATTGGCGAATATATTTTAACTAAAACTACAATACGCGATGGTAAAAAAATTCAAGAACGTGAATGGGTTGACAACCCTATTAAAAACCAGCACATTAGTAATCGTGCTAGTGTGTTGGGAAGTAGTATTGATAAAGATTATTTAAATTTTGAATTTCTCAGAAGACACAGAGGCGGCCTGCTTGCAAGTAAAAAGTTGCAGATATATGGCACATATGATTTACTTGAACACAGCTATATGAACTTTATGGTTTGTTTAGATAAAGACAACTTACCTAATTTAATTGAACGCAACTATGACGAGGAGACTATTGTTTACACTAGTGTAAAAAATTGTCTTAGATATCCTGGACATTTTTACATTGTCCCGCATACACCTCAATTAGATGAACGTGCAATGATATTGTATTGTGCAGCGTTTGATGGACATAACGAAATCTTTATGCACGGGTATCATTATAATGACAGCAACCGCGATGATCAATCACTTCAGGTAAAACAAATTGGTGCAATATTTAATGCATATCCCAGCATTGAATTTAACTTTGTTGGGCACAGAGGTGCAGTACCCAAGTATTGGGAAGGATGCGATAATTTTTCATATATGAGTTATCCAGAGTGGGTAAGTCATTGTGATATTGGATTTGTATAAGTTAGTGTTTTGTTTCTGCTAAACTTTCTTCTCTGTCAATCACAATATCAATTTTTGTTTTAATTTCTTCAAAATTAGTAGTGTTCCATAATCCAGGATGCAATGGTTTAGGCAACACATTTTTATCTATCCAAGCATACCCTACGTGTTCCCAATTTAACTTTGGTAAAAATTCGTCAATAACTTTGCATATAAATGTATGGTAATGAAACCTTTTGTCAAAACTTGTGAATTTGTCAATTGGGGTTAGTTGTGTATACTCAGGCATAAATCCTATTTCTTCAACACATTCTCTAGTTATTGTATCAAGTAATGTTTCACCAACTTCGACTTTGCCACCGGCTAGTCCCCAACTACCAAAGTGTTTAGAATCATTTCTCATCAAGTATAGATATTTTTGTGTAGTTATACAGTAAAACCAAATACCAACTGCATTTATAGTACCAGTGCCCATTCTCCACCTTTATATAATCCTTCATAACTTTTCATCCAACTAGTTCCAGTCCATTTATATTGTACACTTGTTGCACTATTAGTCATAAACTGCACTGAAGTAACCTGACTTGCGTTGAAGCTAATGCCCCATGCACCATCATTGAATTCGATTATGTCGTTTGTTTTAGCAACTATATCGCCCCAAGAAGTTGAAGGGCTAGTATTACTTGCATCGCCAATGTCATTAACCAGCAAGTATCGTTGGCCTTGTACTGCATCAGCTAGTCCTGCACCTGGTCCACTTATTAAAGGATCAATAATTGCATCAACTGTGCCCAATGTGTTTGATGGTATGGTATCTGAATCAATTGAAAACAATAAAAATCTTGGATCAGTTGGATCTATTGTAATAGTTCCAACAATTTCACTATTATCACTCCAATCTCCGTCAAGTCTTAATTGGCTTATTCCAGGCCTCATTTGACCATACATATTGATTACAGTGTTCCAACTCAGATGACTTGATGTTAATTCTGTAGTGGGAGTTAAGCTAGTATTGCTTGGTTGTACCGCTGTTGCATTTTCAACAATTTGTAATTTGTTTCCAATTAACAATACTTGATATGCATAAGGAGTTACTTTTAATCTTGTTCCCATTAGCAAATCGTTATCAGTAATTGAATCATTTAAATCACCGTTACTGTCGTGTATACTAGCAACAACACGTTCGACTATACCTAGTTTTTTAACTTTAGCCGGGCTACTAATCCAAATTGGTAAAGCAAAACTCATAGTCATAACATCAATAGAGTCATCTACTCCTGTTGGAATACTTCGACTACTCCAATTCACGTTGCTGAGTTCAGCAACACTAAGGCTAGTCCAGTCTAAAAAATTATCAGTGCTTTGAAGTTCCAATGATGGATTAAATAATGTTGCTATTTGTTCAAACAATTGAAACTTTTGATGTGTATTACTGGTCCACAAATCTGCATTTATTGTCATGTTATATGGAACAGGCATTAATCTTTCAATGGTAAAAGCATTGCCTTGTGAAGTGTCATATGAATCAGTTTCTTCGTCATATGTTCGTTGTCTAACTTGTTGTTTATCTACGTAGTAAGGCTCTTGTATCCGGCTCCGATCATATTGCATCCCGGTAATATAAAAAGTCATTAATGGTGTGCTGGGCATCTTGTTAGAACTATTTTGTTGTATAATAGTTTGTGCATTACGTGATGCATCGCCATAACGAACAGGTAATCTCAACAATGTTGGTTCACCCCCTGGTTCTGTTTTACCATATTCAACTTGAAAATTACTAAAGATTCGAGCAAATTGTAATAGAAATCTTCTTATCTGATCATCATAAAAGAACTGTTGCACTAATTTTAGCCTCCGTTATCGGCTTTTGGTTTTAACAAATCACTTAAACTTTGTCTACTTGGAATAGTATCTCGGTCAGTTGTTTGTACAGTAGCAGTGTTATTTACAAAGCTAGAACGCAATGTTTTATTATTTGCACCGTTTGTTAAATCAGTACGTACACCATCTTCCATTCTTGTCCAACTTTTGCCATTGTATCTAAATAATCTATTAGGATAATAATCTAACCTCAGCGCATACTCTCCTTCTTTAGGAGATAGTGGAAATGCCACACCGGGTGTAACTGCTAGTCCGTTAGGAGCAATATCATCACCTGTTAAGTAACCTAATGTATACCCATCTGTAGTTGGTGTAGCAGCACCAGTATCACTAGTAATACCGTTGTCATCAACAGTTGGGGTTGTGCTGTCAACATCAATCCCAACTGGATCCTGCGGCAATCCAGCATCTGTAGTAGGATATATGTAAAACTTAACACTATCATATCCGCTCTTGGGAACTTCAATTTGACTTTGTAAAAGAATAGCATCATTAATTTCAGTATCTTTGGTCCTGGCACCAACAAATTTTTCTTCTTTAGTAGGCTCAGTTTCGTTCCAATAGTTTGTATTGGTAATTTCTATTCCAACCGGGGTGTCTTGTTTGCTCTGATAATATTTGTCACCAAAATTAACAATACTTCCTCTAGGATAGAAATTACCGTTGTCCCATATTTGTTCACTAACAAATGGTTTGTTTATAATCTCTTGGTATTCTTGTGCATCCACCATTGGTGTTGCTTTTATTCTCCACAAGTGCGGTTGCCAAGTTTGTGAAAACCCTTCACTTGCAAAACTAGCGTCCTGCACTACGTAATATTTTGGCAATGCACGTGGGATTGTTTCGTCGAGTGGATGATAATCTTTTAAGTTTGGAACTTCAAGAACATCACCGTTCATTAACTTACGACCAATTGTGTCTATCATATCATTGTAATGAAATGTAATAAACAAAGTATCATTATTAATAAACAATCCAAATTGGCTTAGATCAAAATCAATATCTTGTACATTATATACACCACGCATAGTGTAAACATCCGGGTCGTATGCACGATCACGGTTTTCTAACAATAATAAATCTTGAATGAATAATGGATTTTCAGTAGAGTAGACTGGCTGAGTAGCGTCATAGTTGTCGCTCTCAGTGCTATCTTCACCACCAGTTTTTGGACCCATATATTTGTGAACAAATATATCTAATCCGCCAACAGTGTACATTTCACTGATCGTACGATCCATGAATTTGTAATCATTGCTTTTCTGTGGATGATATAAACTGAGCCTTGGCATAAATTCTCCTACTGAGTATTTATGCAGTTACCGAGGAGCTTGGTAGGTATGCTACGCTGCCTCCATTTGTTTAATAGGCGAACACGGAATAGCGTTTTCACACAAGAACTCGCGGTAGTCCTCATCTACTTCCATTAGCTCATCTTGCCACTCTTGCCAAGTAATCACTTCGGTTGGAAACTCTTTAAACGATAGGTTGTTTTCAGAAAACTTGGCAGCTACAAATGCCATAGCATCTGAGGCACGAGTTACATCATTTACAATGTACTCGTTTCCACCTTTGAACTTCCAGTAAGCATTACCGCTGGAAAACTTGCCGTCCTCGCAGTGTGCGCCATAGTTTTCAAGAATCTGTGTTTTCACTACAAACATTACGCAAAACCTCTCTGTTTAGTTTTGAAGTTGTCCATTATCTTTTTGAACCACTTTGGGTTCCGTTCTGAAAGTACATCAAGTGGGCTGTTGCAATTATGACCAAATGGGCTACCACCTGTTCTCGCTTGGACATATTCTTCTACTGTCCAGTTTTTACACAGTTCTGCAACAAACTTTGCTTTTGTAAATGGGCCACTGTACTTAAAACGTGCAATGAAAAGCTCCATTGGCATACCAATACGGGAAGGGTGAATTTTATCAGCACCATAAACTTCATCGTATGTTGGCTGACCTTTATAAGAGCCTTTATACTCTAAGTATCCACCGTGATAGCTAAATTTAGATTTATCAAACTGTGTCATGTATGCTTCCTTTTTTCTAACTATACATACATTATAGCCGATTTATACAAAAAGGTCAACCTTTTTCTTGCTAAAATAATTATTATTTTGGTTATTTTTTGGTTGACCTTTGCTGTAATTCGTGTATTATGTATACATAAAGTAAAAAACAGGAGTAATAAATGGCTGCTACAAAAACTAAAAAGAGAGCAAAACGTGCAAAAGGTAATGCTGATCCACAGTTTATTGATTGCGAGACTATGACTGGACCAGAGTTTTTAAGAATACAGCACCGTGCCACTGATTATTACCGCACCGAATACAAAGCAAGTGATTTATACAGTGCATATTTTTCATGGTTAAAAGATAACGGATACACTAAACAACAAATTAGTCATATTAGAAAGTTTGGCCAAGAACTTGGTACTGTTAGTATATACGCAAAATGTATTCTAAGTGGTATGCCAGATTATCATGCAGAAGCTGCTCAACACTGGGAAAGCCTTCCAGGCACTAGTGGAACAGTGAGACCAACTAGCGAATTTTTGCATCAAAAAGCAGAACAGCTTCTGGCTAGAATTAGTGATAATATCGAGGAAGAGGAAGAAGCTTCAACTAAAAAAGTTGACAAGCCAACTATACAAGATCATTTGCGTGAAAAAAGCTATACCACAATGGGAGATCTTGAGGATCTTTATGATCAGTTTATTGCCAATGATAGTAAACCAATAAAAGAAAAACCATTTAATATTATTCATGCTAGTAATCTTCCTCCTCAATTTATTAATATTATTATTGCCAAATGGGGAGAGCAACGAGACGAACTAATTGAATTACAAACAGGCACGTGTGAACAATTGAACGAGGGCTTTGCACATTGGAACAAAATACAAGTTCGTAATAATATTAAATTTATTGAACAAATTATAGCAGATTGTAATAGCTATTTACAGTTGAAAAAAACTAATAAAAATCCACGCAAACGTAAACCAGTTTCTCCAGAAAAGCTAACCCGTAGTTTTAAACACCTCAAAGCCGATGAATCATTGGGAATTAAAAGTGTTAAAGTAACAGACTTGGCAGGGGCAGGCGAAGCATATTTTTATGATGTTAAGAAGCGTAAATTAATTTCAGTAGTTGCTGATAGTTATGCTAAAACATTTAGTGTCAAAGGTGCTAGTTTGGTAGGCATTGATGCAGGTAAAACTATGCAAAAAACATTACGTAAACCAGCTGAACAACTCAAAGAGTTTATGAAACTAAGTGTTCCTAAGCGTAGAAAATGGTTCAGTGATCTCAAAGCAGTTGAAATTAAGTACACTGGACGGTCCAATGAGAATCTGTTGTTGTTGGCAATACGATAAATAACTAGGTATAGGAGCCTAGTACATGTCCACTGACACATTAACAGAACTAAAGAAAAACGTTATACAATATACACAAGCTCAATTAGGTGATCAAATTATTGACCTTGAGCTTGATGCCGAGCATTATGAAAGTGCATATCAAAAAACGCTAGGAACATATCGCCAACGTGCGCAAAATGCGTATGAAGAAAGTTATATTTTTTTACAGTTACAAGAAGATGTAAATGAATATACTATGCCTCAAGAAGTTAGTACTGTCAGACAAATTTTTAGACGCACAATAGGTATTAGTGGAGTTGGTGGAAATGCATTTGATCCTTTTGGTGCTGCAACTCTAAATGTATATTTGTTAAACTTTAATGGTGCTAGTGGCGGGCTTGCTACATATGACTTTTATCAACAGTACGTTGAGCTTGGTGCTAGAATGTTTGGTGGCTATATCAATTATACTTTTAATTCGGTAACAAAAAAGCTTCAACTAATACGTGATCCAAAAGGCAGTGAGGAAGTTGTACTAATTTGGACATATAACGCCAAGCCAGAAATTACACTGTTAGCTGATATGCAAATTGGACAATGGTTTAAAGATTATATGGTAGGTGCATGTAAGTTAATTATTGGAGAAGCTCGAGAAAAATACGCCAGTATTGCTGGACCACAAGGTGGTAGTGTGCTTAACGGTAGTGCTATGAAAGCCGAAGGACAGCTTATAATGGATAAATGTGTTGAAGATCTCAGAGAATATGTTGACGGTAGTCATCCGTTGAGCTTTGTAATAGGCTAATATTATGAGAGCTAGTGAATTTGTACCAGTAATGGAACACCAAATGGTGTTTAAGAAAAAACCCAAAGGTGGTGTTGCACTTAAATGGAAGTGTGCATTTGGACCACGAGCTGGTAGAATTGTACCAGACTTTAAGCAATGCAGTGCTGCACCCAACTTAGGTAAATCTGCTGCAATGAAAAAAACTAGAGCACGTACCAAAGTTAAACAAGCTCGCAAAAGTAAAAAAACCAAACGAGTAAATCCATACAGTCGTTTATCTGCAAAATTAAACAAACTACGTAAACGTTAATAAAAATCTAATTTCCATTATCTCCTGTAACAACTAAAATGGCCATACACACAAAAAGTTTTGAAATGATGTGGAAACCTGAAAAGGTTTTCCAAGATGAAAAACAAGAACTGATTGACTTTGTCCAACAACAACTTGACAAAGACGATTCGGTGACACTGTTCTTGACATTGTTTTGGGAACCACATCCAGTTACTGGCTGGATTGATCGGTTTAATAAAACCATACAAGAAATTAAACAACTAGGTAAAATAAAAGTTGTATTCGCATGTAACATTTGGTATCAAGCATACAGTAAACTATTAGATAATAGTCAAGCTGATGCTGTATTGTATATTCCATTTTTTATGATAACTGTTCACAATCGTATCTATAATATTGGAAAAATACCAGTTAACACTCAATGGAATATGGATGCAGAAAAGTTTTTATTTTTAATTGGCAAACCACAAAAACAGCATAGAATTCGAATGCTATACAAAATACTCAATGCTGGGTTACGATCAAAACTTGAGTGGAGTTTTTTTATGCCCGAAGGGGCTCGAGAGGCATGTCACGAACTAATACCAGAATTAAATTCTAAACAGTTTGATCAGTTTGTAGCAGAACACTTGCGTAGCCCCGATGACATTAGTGTGTTTATGATGGATGATAGTTTGCATTATAGTGGCATACCATTTGATCCTCGGTTGTTTAAAAATAGCCTTTTTCAAATTATAAGTGAATGCTATTGGGATCACCCTGGTGAGCCAGGATTGTGGGCAACTGAAAAAACTTGGATAAGCATTATTAATCGACAGCCATTTATAATGGTAAGTGATACAAATAGTTTGGCCAAACTTGAAGAATGGGGATTTAGAACGTTTACTAGATATTTAAAGATTCCTCACTATGATACAATTGAAGATAAAGAAGCTAGATTAAATGCAGTACTTGAAAACATTGAATACTGGAATTTAAATATACTCAAACATGCTGACGAAATACAACAGGACATTGAACACAACTATCAACACTACCATACAGTAACTTATCGACGTGTTGTCAAGTTACGAAAAGATCTTAATTTATTAGGTATAAACGATAGTATATACGACATACTACCATTTAGTGACAGTGTTCAAAACGAACGATGGAGCAATTTTTATGAAGGTGTACGTGACCCAAGTTGGCCAGACTGTCGTTATGAGGAAGCGTTCTATACACTGCCCGAACACATACAAAAAGAATGTATTAATGTTTTTGGTTTTAAATCAATTGACTTTTAATTAATACTGTGTTATACTGTAAACTAATTTGGAGACTTAAATGATAATTGGTATATGTGGATTAATTGGAAGTGGCAAAGGTACAGTTGCTGACATACTAGTAGAATATAGTGATTTTCAAAAAATTAGTTTTGCTGATAAACTCAAAGATGGTGTTGCTAGTGTATATGGCTGGGATAGAGATATGCTAGAAGGTGATACTGACCGCAGTAGATTGTGGCGAGAGGAAGTAGACGATTTCTGGACTAAAGAAACAGGACGAAAGATTACACCTCGATTGGTGTTACAGGAGTTCGGAACAGATTGTATGCGAAATGGGTTTTTTGATGGCGTATGGGTCAGTCTTGTTAAACAGCACATGATTGATAATCCCCATTATAATTACGTCATACCAGATGTTCGTTTCCCCAACGAAATGACAATGATACGGGGACTCAATGGTGTTGTATGGCAAGTTCGACGAGGAGAACTACCGCATTGGTTTACAGCATGGAGAGATTATGGTATGCCACCAAGTGAAACAGTTCACGAAAGCGAATACATGTGGGTAGAGCAAGATAGTAAATTTGATGCAATTATTAATAACGATAACGATTTGGACAGTTTAAAATCTAGAGTCAAAGATCAGGTTCAATCTCACCTCGACGCCAAGGTAAGTCACTACGCTTAATTTCTGCAACGCAATTTAAACACACTGTTTTTAGATTGTCAATTTGGTTATTTTTTAAATTTCCATCTACGTGAAACACAGTTAATTGAGCTGCATACCTAGCCTTAAACCCACATCTCTCACATGTGGGTTTTTTCTTGTATCCTTGTAACTGCCACCTAGGAGTTTTCCTTGGCTTTTTAGAATTTTTTGTAGCACAAGAATCACAAGTTTTTCTATAATACACTTTATTTTTGTGATAGCAATTTATAGCACACAAATTGCGTTCACATTCGGGGCATACGGGACGATTCATAGCAGTATTTATCTATTAAACCTTAATTAAGGTACCCTGTAATACAGGTTTTTCGCTATTATGTATAAATATTTGAAAGTAATTTAACATAAAGGAAGCAAAAATATGGCTTTAGTATCACCAGGAGTAGAAGTCTCTATTGTAGACGAATCAAATTATGTTCCTGCCGCGACTAGTTCGGTACCCTACATTCTTATTGCCACAGCAGAGAATAAAACGTCTGGTACTAGTACTGCAATTGCGCCAGG